GCAGCCGAGAAGCGGCGTGCATGGGATAGGCAGCGCAAGGCCGAACAACGGGCCGTGTCCGGTGGAAGTCCACCGGAAATTCCACCGGACAGTGATTTTCCTCCCCTCCCTAAGCAAAAAGACCCCGAACCCCAAAAAACTCATACCCTCCCAGTTCCCCCCTCGCCCCCTACGGGGGCTCTGCCCCCCACGGGGGCCCCGGCAAAGCGAGGCAACCGGCTGCCTGCCGATTGGGAGCCATCGCCTGCCCTTCTCGACTTCGCCGCAGCCGAAGGTCTCGACCAACCGGAAGCGTTGCGGGAGGCGGCGAAGTTCCGCGACCACTTCCACGCTCGGGCCGGGCCGAACGGCGTGAAGCTCGATTGGGACAAGGCATTCCAAAACTGGGTCCGGAAAGCGGCCGATGACAAACGAAACCACCAAGCCAGGAACGGCGGTCGCGGCCCTCAAGCCGATCGATCCTCTCGCACCGAAGACCTCGCGGCCGGCTTTTTTGGCGATCTGCCGCAACGGGCTGATCGTCGAAATGGGGGAGGCCCGGATTTTCGCGGATCGCGCACCGACGCCGGCGCAACGCTCGATCTTGGAAGCGAGGATTGGCGAGTTGTCCCGCCTGCTCGGCCACCGTGACGATGCGGCGGCGTTCGCGAAGCTGGCCTTGGTGCTGACCCTGCCGTCGCAGTCGGCGACTGGCGTCGACGCCAAGGTGCGGGGGATGGCCTACCGGGAGGCGCTGGACGACATTCCGGCCTGGGCCATCGTCGAGGTTTGCCGGCGGCTGCTGCGGAACGGCTATCCGCAGCACTCGCGGTTCGCGCCGTCGCCGCCTGAGATGCGCGGCCTGTGCGACGAACTGGTCGCGCCGCTGCGCGCTGAGATTGGCGAGCATCGGGACATCCTGCGGGCTCGCGTGGTGCCGGCGCCGAACCACAACCGACCGATCTCGCCGATCGCCAAGACGTGGGCGGAGGTCGAGGCGGAGCGGCGCGGCAAGTCGTCGCCGATCGCTTCCTGGGCGACGCCGAACATCCTGGCCGATCTGGAGCGCCGTCGGCAGGCGCGCGAGGCAGGGCCGGCGAAGGACGAGGACGCGGCGTGATCTTCCGCTACGTGCGCCTGCACGACGTGGAGCGCTGGATGCGCTGCGGCTGGCTGCCGCTCGACGGGCTCGACGGCACGCATCACGGCCACTGGTCGGTGCTGATGGCCTGGCTGTGCGACTGCCCGATGCGCGAGCCGGCATGACGACCGCTCCGCATACCCTGCCTGCCGTCACGGTGGACGAGCTTGTCGCGCGCGTCCGGGCGTGGCGTCGGCACCGGCGCATGTCGCAGGACGAGCTATCGGAACTGGCGGGGATGGCGCCGCGGCTGTGGTCGAAGGTTGAACTGTGGCGGGCGGACGGGAGCGGGCCGGTGTCGGCGAAGCCTCCGACGCTGCGGCTGGTGATGGCGGCTCTTGACGCGATGGACGTGGGGATCGTGCTGGTTGACCTGCGACCTGCCGAGCAATGCTCGGCTACGAGATTTTACGAGCCATTCCAAGAGGATGACGCCGTGCAGCAAGAGAAAGTCCCGCATCATTTTGCTGCTGGGCGGCGCGGCGGGCAAATCAGTTGGGCGCGGCACTCGACGGACGGTCGACCGGACCGCAGGTGGATTGCGCAGTCGCGCAAGGGCGCGAGGATGCGGTGGCAGCGCGAGCGCCAGCGCCGGCGCATGAAGCGCCAGCGCGTGAGGAGGGAGCAGGATGAGCGAGGACAGGGAAGCGCCTCCGATGGAGGAGTATGATGGCCCATATTGCGAGACGTGCCGATTCTTTGATCCTCTTCCGCTTTCTGAGGGGCACTGTCGGCGCCATGCGCCTCAGCCAATAGACGGCGGGTCGATGCTGTTGATCAACCTCGTCGCGGAGATTGCCGGGCGTGCTGCGGGTAATCCGGATGCCGCGCAGTACGACATGCCCGGATATTCAACCCTTGCCGAAGTCGTAACGTGGCAGAAGGTCGAGGCCGCCGACTGGTGCGGCGAGCACAAGCCGCGCAAACGGCGACCATAGCTACCCGCTGCGCAGCCTCCTGGCGGCCCGCACGATCAGCCCGCGGATGGTGTCGGCCTCGTGCGCTAGGCCACCTGCGGCGTGCAGGCGGGCCAGCGCGTCGGCCTCGGCGCCGTCCAGATCAAGCGCGATGCGCTTGCCTCCGATGGCGCGCAGGGCCGCAAGGTGGGCTCTGGACCGCTCAGCGGCTGATGGGGCGCCAGGCTTTGGGGGGCGGCCTCTGGGGCGCTTGGCGTCGGCCATGTCAACTGGCGTCCATCCACGCCACGGGGCGGCCGAGCCGGCGCCGATAGGTGCCCAGCATCTCGACGGCGTAGGCGAGGCGGCGCGGCTGGCGGCAGTGCTGGCGCATGTCGCTCCAGTCGCGCAGCGGGATGCCGGCGATCTCGGGCAGCAGCAGCACGCGCCCATGATCGCTGCGGCGCATCTCGATCGCCTCGATGCGGATCAGGCCCTCGACGCCGAGGATCGACATGATCTCGACCGCGGGGCGCAGCGGGATTTTCAGCCCGAGCCTGGTCGGGCTGAACCCGACCTCCGCGGATGTCAGGACGGCGGAGGGGTCGTAGCCAGTGGCGGAGCAGTCGATCGCGGAATGCTCCCAGTCCGGCGCCAGCGCTGCATGGCATGTCCGCCAGATGCGCGCGAGGTCGATCTGGCCGGACCAGAAATCGAGGTTTGCCCGGCCCGGCGCGATCTGGACCGGGGCTGGTCCGGTGATCCAGATGCCGCCCTTGCCGGCGCGCCAGGCGCCGGCGTGGAGGCGGATCGTCGCGAGCGGATCGTCGCCGCGCAGGGCCTCGCCGTCCCATGTGGTGGCGAGGCCCGCGAGGCTGGCGTACCAGAGCGCGCCGATGACGGCGAGCGTCTCTGCGCCGTTGCGGTCCGGCTGTTCCGGGCGCCATCGTCTGGCGCCGGCGGACGCCCACTGGCGGGCATCCTCGATGACCAGGGATGGCGGGCGATCGGCTCGCCGCTCCAGGTCGCGATAGGGGGTATAGTGGCGCATGGCCCGTCTCACAGAGACCGGCCGGCGGGCCTCGGTGACGAACGAGGTGGTCATGGGGCCTCCATCATGCGCCGAGCCGCCGGCCGAACTCGTCCCGCGCCCGCCGCGCGGCTTCGTACCGCTCCCGGGCGCGCCACGCCCGGGCGCGCCGCGCCTCGACGCTCTCTCCGCCGGCACGCCGCGGGTCCTCCGCGGCGCAGAGTTCGTCCATCGCGCGCTGGAGCGGCCGCTCCAGCGCATGGAGCAGATCGAGCTCGGCCTCCCTCTCCAGCACGAGGGAGGTGGCGCGGATGGTCGGCGAGCCATCCGCGCCGTGGATGATGAGGTACCTCCCGTCCGGGAGGCGCACCTCCCCATACTCGGCGGAGCATGCCGGCAGCGCCTCCTCCTCGGGAGACAGCGGCCGGATGGCCGAGCGGCGATCAGAATTGAACGGATGGTCGAAGCGGCACACCGGGGTGCCGTCGATCGACAGGATGGCCGTGAGGGCCGGCGGCGTCGAGCTGCCCGGCAGCACGCCGTGCTGCAGGCAGTACCGGGTGGTGTAGTGGTTCAGTGCCCGGGCCTCGGTGGACCGGGCGTCGATGATGGTGAGGGTGATGGTGGTCATGGTGGTCTCCTTGCCCTGATGCCCGAGGCGGGCCTCATTGAGCGAGCGGTCAGTGAAAGCGGATGCCGCAGCCGGATAGCGCGGCGCGGTCGGGGAGGACGATGACCGGCAGACAATCCCAGCGCCTGCCAGCCTGAATGTAGAGGCCATCTTTGCCGGCCCGGATCATGTCGCGGTGACGCGATGTGATCCGGGTCACGCGGCCGGATGTGCCGATGTCGACGACGCCGCCCGCGTCGATATGGGCTACGATCCGGCGATGAAGACGCCGCGCGAATGCCCAGCGGGCATACCGGCCGGGCTTCATCTGGTCGTTGGTCATGCTGTCTCCTCGCCCGGTCCGCCCAGCCGGCGCGCGCCGGCAGCTCGTTGCGGATGTGATCCGCCTCTGTCGAGATCGCCCATGGGCGATCCGGAGAGGGGCGGCGGCCCCGCCGCGTGGGCGGGGCAATGGGGATGGATGCCTGATCCCGCGCGTCAGTCAGCCGCTGCGCGGCGGCGCAACTCCGCGAGGGCGGCGCGATAGTTGGGCGCGCCGCCGGTGCCGCTGGCGAGATATGGGGCGTCTCCGCTGGCGATCTGCTCGTCCGTCGAGCCGGGGGCGTGCAGGCTCCAGCCACCGTCGCCGGTGTCGCTCTCGCACAGCACCAGGTCATCCGCCTCGGCCGCGTCCGCGGCGGCCATGCGCTCGGCGCGGTTGACGGCGGCGAGATGCTCGTCGCCGAGCGGAGCAGCGATGCGGCGGGCAGCGGCCCAGTCACAGTCGAAAGTGGCGGAGAAGTACGGTAGGTCGGGGGTGATGGTGATGGTCATGGTGGTCTCCTGGGGTATTGTCGGGCCGCTTCTCCGCGCCCGGTATGAGCACCATACAGGCATTTCCGTTCATGTAAACAGAAAAGATGAGGCAGCACGTTCGGGGTGTGCCAAATCGCACATCGCGTCGGCTAAGCTGTTGATCTGTCTAGGGGTCGGCGTGGTGCGTGGCGGGCAGGGGCTGCGTCGGGCAGGCTGTGCAGCGTCAATGAGGCGCGCCATGGACTGGGCCAAGGTCAAAGCACGCAAGCAGGGTGAGGCGTCGTTCCGCGCGTCGCGTGAGGCAGACGCATGGGCGCGCGAGCAAGGCGCGCCACCGCGCAAGGCGCAGGCATCGAAGGCTGACCTGCGGGCCATGCTCGAGCAGGCCATGGCGGCCACGCCTGGCGCTCGCGTGCGGGTCATCACGCCGTCGGCGCCCCAAGCACAGCCATCGAGGCCAGAGCCGCGCCCGGCACCGCAACGGCCGAGACAGCGCCCCGCAGGCCCGGCACCATGGGAGGAATAGGACAGCATGGCTGACGTAGTGAACGTCGTTCATCGCGCGCGCCTGAAGCGCCGTCGTCAATTCGCCAACGCCGCCAACCACTTCCAAAGGTGCGTTGACACGCCAAACGCCAAAATTACACTCGCGGTCTCGCGCGTGACACTAAGGCGTCGGCTAGCCGGCCTGCCGCAATGAGCGTAGCGAATGAGGACCGATCGTCGCGCGCCCCGCGCGGCGATGCTGGCCAAGGCTCGCCACCGTCGCCAGCCGATGCACCGCATCCCGACGCTCGGGCCATCACGGCCGCGTCACAGCGCGCGGCACGCCGGCGCCATCCCCTGACCATCCCTGACCGCCCGCTCGGACAGCGCGTCCGCGCCTTCGTCGACATGATCGCCACCGGCGCATCCGACGACGAAGCCGCCGACGCCACCGGCATGAAGCGCAAACGCGCCCGCCTGCTGATCCTCGATCCTCGGGTCCGGGCGCTGCTGGCGGAGAGATTGGAGGTTCTGCGCGCACGCGAGAGGCCGCGCAATCTCCAGGCGCTGGTCGGCATCCGGGACGACGAGGCGCTCCGCGGGAGCGCGGCCGGCGCGAAGGCCCGCATCGATGCGGTCCGAGTGCTGGAGCGCATGGCGGAGGAGGACGAGTCGTCTACGCACGCGGGCGCGCGCGGCGGCGGGTATCGGGTAGACCTGTCCGAGGAGCCGGCCGACGCCGTGCGCGTAACGGTCGATTACGTGCGCATCGGCGGATATGCGAGCAATGTCAGCGACCGCGTGCCGAGCGCCCGGCGGAACGCGGGCGTGGTGATCGACGGCGAGGCGATCGAGGCGCCAGCCGACGCGCTGGGCGAGGGGCGTCCGGGCGGGCCGGAGCGGGGCTGAGCGGCACGCGCGGCCAGGCGATCGGCCGCGGGCCTGAGCGGCGCGCCACAGGCGGGGCCGGGGGGAAAAACGGGGCGGCTTTGCTCGACTTCCAACCCTCCCCGCGCAATTTTCCCTGCGATCTCTTGGGGCCTGTGGCGTTATTTTTGTCCTACTGGAACCTTTGTGGGTTTGCGCGTCCGTGCGCGTGTCGTGTGGGAAAGTCGGATTGATATCGTCGCGGTACGGTGCGGGATTTTTCTGTGGTGCGAAACCTTTGGGATGGGCGATCTTCAGGCGTTTCGGCCGGACGGGAAGGTGTTGCGGGCGTTCATGCGCTCGAACGCGCGTGTTCGGATCATTCGTGGTCCGATCCGGTCTGGCACGTCGTCTGCGTGTTGCCAGGAGATATATCGGCGGGCATGTGAGCAGGCAGCGGGTCCGGACGGTGTTCGGCGGACGCGATGGGCGATTGTTCGGAACACGTATGGGGAGTTGAGGCAGTCGACGCTGCTGACGTGGAAGTACTGGTTTCCGGAGAAGGAGTTCGGGCGGCTTCAGTTGGGGATGCCGATGATCCATCACTTTCGGCCGAAGGCGCACCCGGATGTGGAGAGCGAGGTGTGGTTCATGGCGCTCGACAAGGACACGGACGTGTCGAAGCTTCGGTCGACGGAGTGGACGGGGATATGGTTCAACGAGTTGGAGTACATTCCGCGTGCGCTGTTTGACGAGGCGGAGTCGCGGGTAGGTTATTATCCGCCGGTTCGGGATGGTGGTCCGACGTGGGCGGGGGTTTTGGCGGATTTGAACGCGCCGTCGGAGGACTGCTGGGTTGTGCAGTTGACGGGGGAGGTTTCGCTTCCGGAGTCGATGCCGGACGGGGAGCGGCAGTCGTATGTGTGGCCTGAGAACTGGGACTATTTCGTGCAGCCGCCTGGGCTGATCGAGGATTTGGGGCCGGACGGGAAGACGATCATCGGGTATCGGATCAACCCCGAGGCGGAGAACCTGAAGTACATCCCGAAGGTGAAGCAGAAGGACGGGACGTACCTGCATACTTATTTGGAGTCGGCGCGGTCGAAGACGAAGCAGTGGATCGACTCGCGGATCATGAACCGGATTGTTCCGCCGGTTTTCGGTTCGCCGTGTCATCCGTCGTTCCGGGTGGAGACGCATGTTGCGCAGGTTGATCTGGTGTGGGAGGCGGGGGTTCGGCTGGTTGTGTCGCTGGATTTCGGGCGTCGGCCGTTTGCGTTGTTCATGCAGATGGTGGGTCACCGGTGGCATGTGATCGCGGAGTTCCGGAAGTACGATGCGTCTGCGTCGGTTTTTGCGCCGCTGCTGCGGGCGTTCATCCGCAAGGAGTTCCCGGAGGCGTATGAAGCGTATTTCATGCGGGGCGCGACTTCGGCGATCCGGTTTGTTGGTGATCCGAAGGGGCAGGACAAGGGGCAGGCGGACGAGCGGACGGCGTATGAGGTTTTTGCGGCGCACGGGATGCGGGTGAATGCGGCGCCGATCAAGGCGACGGCGATCCGGACTCGGTTGGCGACGGTGGACGCTGTGCTGGGGCAGATGGTGGACGGGGTTCCGAAGCTGCTGCTTTCGGCGCGGAAGGTGCCGGAACTGAAGATGGCGCTGGCTGGCGGGTATCATTTCTCGAAGGATACGAACGAGAGCGGGGACATACTGCCGGAGAAGGACAAGTACTCGGAGCCGGCGGACTGCCTGCAGTATGGGCTGATCGACGGTGGGGAGGGGTACGTGATGACGGGTCGTGACCGGCCTGGAGTGATGCGGCCTGCGGTTTATCAGCCGAAGCGGAAGTCTTTGCGGCGTGGGAGGGCGGCGTGAGCGCTGATGTGGTGAAGCTGCGCGAGGACGAGAGCAGCCGCGTCGAGCGCTCCGACATGGAGGAGATGCTGGGCCACGCGCTCGGGCGGGCCGAGGCCGGGCTGCTTGACGGCATCCTGATCGTGCAGGTGCTCAAGAACGGCTCGGTGGTGACGAACTGGACGTTCGACGCGGCGAAGATGCCTGCGACGCTGATCTACGCGCTGGAGCGGCTGAAGCACGACCTGCTGGCGGCGCAGTCATGACCGGCGGTTCTGAGCGCCTGGCGGCCTACGCGCCATCGTTCTGGATGGTGGTGTTCGACCGCTCGTCGACGAAGTGGTGGATCGACCGACTGGCGTGGGGGAAGTGGAAGCACGTCTCGGCGATCGGGTACTTCGCGGACGCGCGGGTGTGGGCGGAGGTTCATCCGACGCTGGCCGGGCTGTCGCTGCGTGTGTGGCCGCGGGACGGCGGGCCTGAGGCGGTGCTGTCGCATCTGACGGGCGCCGGGCGGGGCGTGCTGCATGTGCGGCCCGGCCGTGGGCGGATGGCGCCGTGGCGGTCGTGGTGGTGCGTGCCGCTGGTGGCTGGGCTGGTGGGGCTGCGGTCGGGTGCGTTGCGGCCTGATGCGCTGTGGCGCGATCTCGTGGCCGCCGGCGCGGTTGTCGTCGCGACCGGCGACGAGGCCGCCGATGTCGCTGTTCAAGAAGCCGAAGCCTGATCCTGAACTGGAACGCCAGCGGCGGATCGCCGAAGAGGCGCGGCTTCAGACGCTGCAGGAAGACCTGGCTGACGAGACGACGACGCGAAGCCGGGTCTACGGGCGTGTGCAGCGGCAGGCGGCGATCCGGGCCGCGGGGCTCGCCGGGGCGGCGGCCTGATGGCGGACAAGTACGACAAGGAGCAGACGGACGAGGCGAAGCGGCGGTTCGAGGACTGCCGCGCGCAGAAGGAGCCGATCCGCGCGTACCTGGAAGAGGCGTACTGGTTCACGGCGCCGCAGCGGCGTCGGCAACAGACGACGGAGTCGGCGTCGTCGACGCGGACCTCGCCGGGGGACGAGTGCGACATCGAACTGCCGCAGGAGCTGGTGACGGATTTCGCGACCTACGTGCTGCAGTCGTTCCTGAACGACAACGAGCAGTGGGTGCGGCGCATGCTGCGGCTGGCGGGCATCCCGGCTCGGGGCGACGAAGTGATCGCGGCGCGCCAGGAACTCGCCACCGATGACCAGGCGATCTTCGACGAGATCAAGGCGTCGAACTTCTATGAGGAGGTCGGCAAGGGCTTCGTGCCCGACATCGGACTCGGCACGGTCGGACTGCACATCGACCATGGGCCGCTCGACGGCCCGCCGGTGTGCCGTGCGGTGCCGATCCGGGAGATCGAGATCAACATCGGGCCGGACGGCTCGATCGATGACCGCTTCATTGTGCGGCGCACGCGGTACAATCGGCTTTCGGCGGTGCTGCCGGGCGTCGAGTTGCCCGAGAAGATCGCGAAGAAGGTCAAGGACAGCAACCGCGCCGAATGCCTGGTGAAGTGGGGCTGGTGGCGGCTGTGGGATCGCCGCGATGCCGAGACGTGGCAGTCTGTGATCCTGGTCGACGACTGCCTGGTCGAGATGGGTTCGGTGTCGGGGCCGGGCTCGTGCCCGTTCATCGTGGGCCGGTTCGGCGCGGCGCCCGAGGATGCGTTCGGCTGGGGTCCGACGCTGCAGTGCCTGCCGGGCCTGCGGTACCTCGATGAACTGCGGGCGCAGACGATCCGCGGCATCGACCTGACGGTGGCGCCGCCGACGCGCATCCCGGACAACGGGTTCGCTGAGGGCGCCGAGTTCGACGGCTTCGAGCCGGGCGGCGTCTACCCGATGCGGCCTGGGTCGAGTGACGACATCGGGCCGATCTTCGACAAGCCCGACCTCGATCCGGCGTTCTTCGACGAAGAGCGGTGCGAGCGCCGCATGAAGCGGATGCACTTCATCGACAAGCCGGAACAGCGCGGCGACACCCCCCCGACGGCGGCGCAGTGGATGAGCGAAATCGAGTTGGGCCAGCGGCGGTTCGGCGTGCCGGGCCGGGTGTTCTGGCGCGAGTTCGTGGGGCCGTGTTTTCAGCGGTTCGCGCGGATCATGGAGGACAAGGGCCAGATCAAGCCGCCGCTGCTCGGCGGCAAGTCAGTGGCGGTCTCGGCGGTGAACCCGGCGGCGCGCGCGCAGGACATGCAGGAAGTGACCAACGCGGCGCGGGTTCTGGAAATCGGCATGAACGCCTTCCCCGAGGAAGGCAAGGCAGCCTTCGACGGCACGTCGATCCTGCGAAACCTGAACGAGAAACTGAAAAATGGCATCATCGAGTTCCGCGATCCGGCGGAGGTCCAGCAGGCGGTCGAGTTGATCTCGCAACTGATGGGCGGGCAGACGGGCGGCGTCGACGCAGCGTCCGGGGCGGTAAACCCCGCCGGCATCCTCGCGGCGGCCGGCCAATGACCGAGCGCGAGCGCCACCCGAACGACGCCTGGGCGGACGTGCGCCGGCACCATCCGCGCCTGTGGGCGGAGATGCGGCAGGCGCTGGTGCGCGAGGTCGCGCGGACGGCCGGGCCGGGGATTTCGGACGGTGCGTTGCGGGAGATGAACGGGTCGCGATCCTTCGCGGCGTGGCTGTTGAGCCTCGCTGAAGGAGAGGATCGCGATGCGGTTTCGGACGTTCCGGGAGGGGATCGCGCTGTCGCCGGAAGGCGAGCAGGGAGCGGTATCGGACACGGCGGGCGCCGCAAGCGGCGCAGCATCGCAGGCTCCGCAGGCTGACGCGGCGGCCGCGGCGGCACCAGTCCGCCCCGAGGGCCTTGCCGACGCCTATTGGGATGCGAAGGCAGGCGTCAAGGTCGACGCGCTGCTGAAGGATCACCTCGCGCTGTCCAAGAGCGCGGCGGACCGGGCGGCGGCTCTCGCGACGAAGCCCGAAGACTACGAAATCCCCGCGACGGTGAAGGTCGGCGAGACGGAAGTCGCGCTGAAGGCCGACGATCCGCTGATGGCGGATGCGCGCAAGCTCGCGCTCGAAGCCGGCGTCCCGAAAGCTGAGTTCCCGAAGTTCCTGGCGCTGCACGCGAAGGCGGTGGTGGCGGCGAACGCTGCGGCGGAAGCCGAGACGGATCGGATCATCACCGAACAGCGCGCGCTCCTGGGCGCGAACGTCGACCAGCGCGAGGCGGCGATCAAGCAGGCATTCGAGGCGCGGGCTGGCGCGGGCGCCTTCGAGCACCTGCGCGGGGCGCTCGTGACCAAGGTCGCCTTCGAGGCGATGGAGCGGTTCATCGAAGGTGCGTTGCGGGGTTCCGCGACCGCTTTCAATCAATTGGGCAGGCAGGAAAGCGCTGCCGCGCGCATCTCGGACGACGAATGGAACCGGATGACGCCGCGGGAACGCATCACCTGGTCGCGCGAAAACAAGGCCGCGTGAGCGGTTCGACGAGGGACTGAGACATGGCCGGCATCATCACGCTCACCGAATATGCGAAGGGCATGCCCGCTGGCATGGCGCGCGCCCTGGTCGAGCAGTTTGCCAAGGAGTCGGACATCTTCTCGGCCCTGCCTTTCGAGGGCCTGGCGGAAGGCTCCCCGACCTACGAGGGCATGCGCGAGATGGTGCTGCCTTCCGGCATGGCGTTCCGCGCCATCAACGGCGCGGCCACCAGTTCGGCCGGCAAGCTGGAAGCCTTCAGCGAGTCGACCTACGTGCTTGACCACGACATCCCGGTCGACGCGGCGATCGTTCGCCGTTGGGGCAAGGAGCGGCTGGACAAGCACACGTCGATGGGGATCACGGCCACCGGCAAGTTGTGGACCGACACGTTCTTCACCGGGAACAACTCGACGAACCCGATGGAGTTCGACGGCATCGCGCGGCGCGCCGCACGGTACTCGAACCGCACCATCCACAACTCGGCCGCCTCTGGCGGCGCCGCGCTGTCGCTCTACAACCTGGACCGCGCGATTGCCAACACCAAGAACCCGACGCACATCATCGCGTCCTGGAACCTGATGCCGCGGTTCATCCAGGCGGCGCGCACCACCTCGATCGCCGGCTTCGTCATCCAGTCCTGGGATGACGTGGGCAAGCCGAAGATGACCTACAACGCGATCCCGATCCTGTGGGGCTACGCCAAGGACAAGCATGGCGTCATCCTGCCGTTCGATCAGGTCGCGAGCGGCGGCGGCTCGGCCGTCACCACCTCCATCTACGTCGTGTCCTTCGGCGAGATGGGCATGCGCGGCATTCAGTTGAAGCCGCTCTCCTTCGAGGGTCCGTACCTGAAGGAGGACAAGATCACCTGGAACACGCACATTTCGTGGGATGTCGGCCTGGTCGACGAACACGAGTACTGCATGACCAGGCTCACCTCGATCACGGACGCTGCGTTCGTCGCGTAAGCGGCGACGCGCGACGCAGGAGCCCGAACATGATCCGCACCTACACTCCCGACGCGCTGCTCCAGTTCAAGGACAGCTATGCCGTCACGTCCGACGCGGCCGCGCAGGTCTCCTCGGCGGACAAGATCGTCGACCTGGGCCTCGCCCGGTTCGAGGGCGTCATGGTCTTCAACGTCTCGGCGATCGACATCGCCTCGGGCAACGAGACCTACGACTGCCTGATCCAGGTCTCGAACTCGGCGACGTTCGCCACCGCCTCCGACATCAAGACGGTCGCGACGCTGCGGCTCGAAGCCGCGACGCTCGGCGCGGCTGGACGGTACGAAATCCCGTTCCTGAACGTGCGCGATGGGACGGCCTATCGCTACGCGCGCATCTACACCGATGTCGGCGGCACCACGCCGTCGATCACCTACACCGCCTACGCCCACGAACTGAAGTGGAAGTGACATGCCGACGCGAGTGACGCTCTACCACAAGGACGACGGCGCGGTTTCGCTGGACTCCTGCGAGGTTGAGCACGCGCTGACCTTCCCGGAATGGCGTCAGACGCCGTGGCCGGCGCAGGCCGACGCGGAGCTTCCGTCAGAGCAGACGGTCGACCCGCCGCGGGTCTCCAGCCGCGTCAAGCGGCCCGCTCCCGACCGGCGCCGCGCGCCGGCCTCCGAACCCGCTGTCGCTGCCCCCGACGATAGCAAGTAGTCGACGCACCAGGGGCCGTTTCTCCTCCCCGGTGCCTCGGTGCGTTGAGCAGGGCCACGCTTTCCGCAAGCGTGGCCCTTGTCATGCCGACCGCCCTCGACAAGCTGAAGATCATCCAGAACGCCTGCGTCGCGACGGGCAACGACCCGCCGCAGAACGAGGATGACGGCTCGCCGGAATGGGAGGCGGGCTCGCGCGGCTACGAGCGCGGCATCGAACTGCTGACCGAACGCCACCCGTGGGCGTTCTCCAAGCTGGTCGAACAGATCACCGCGACGACGCCCGTGCCGTCGCCGGAATGGCTCTACGCCTTCGCCAGGCCGGCGACGGCGCTGCACGTGTCGGCCATCAAGACGGCCACCGGCGTGCGGGTCAACGAGTACGAACTGATCGGCTCGCTGATCTGCACCGATGACCCTGGGCCGCTCTACGCCACCTACTACGCCCGCGCCTCCGACGAGTCCGACCTGACGGCGGGCTTCGTCGAGGCGCTGACGCTCTACGTCGAGGGCGCGCTGCTGGCGGCCTTCGAGGACTTCGCCGAAGCCGACAAGCGGCGACTGCGCGCCGAACAGACGCTCTCCGACATGCGCGCGCGCTCCGACCAGGAGAAGCCAAAGCGGCTGGGCTTCGTGTCGCGACTGCTCGATCGGCGCCGCGGCGGCATCGGCCGGTTCGTGCAATGATCCCGAAGAACCTGGCTTCCCAGGTCGACTTCTCCGCCGGGCAGGTCGACGCCACGGCGCTGCGGCGTGACGATGCAAAGCTGCTGCGCGCGGCGCTGCGACAGGCGGTCAACGCTCGGGCAACGCCGAACGGGCCGGCGCAGACGCGCATGGGCCGGCGGCTGCTCGTGATGGGCTACCCGCGCGTGGACGATTTCAGCACGTCGGCCGGCACGCGCTACGTCCTCTGCTTCCAGGCGACGCGGCTGGACATCCGCGAGCGGGAGACGGGCGAGATCGTCAAGCAGTTCACCGGCCTGCCGTGGACGGCGGGGACCGAAGAGACCATACGCTGGGCGCAATTCGGCAAGTTCATCCTATTGGCCTGGCAGACAGAACACTGGCAGGTGCTGGACATGCAGGACGCCGATCCGACGAACTGGACGGTCGGCGACTTCGCCTTTGCTGAGACGCTGAAAGGCACGATCGCGCAGCCCTACATCCGTCTGCAGGACGTAGGCGCGACGATGGAGCCGGCGGCCTATTCCGGGACCGGCGTGGCGGTGGTGTTCTCCGCCGACGTGCTGGAAGCCGGGCATGTGGGCGTGCGGTTCCGCTACTCGGGGCGCGAACTGGAAATCGTCACGGTCGTCGACGCGCAGAACGGCACGGCGGACATCATCGAAAAGTTGCCGACCACCTACGAAGTCACATGCACGTCGACGACGCCGTTCTCGGTCGGGGACAGCGTGGAGTTCAAGACGAACCGGATGCGCGGTGTGGTGTCGACCATCTCGTCGCCGACGGTGCTGCGCATGATCGCCACGGACGGCGAGGTCGCGATCACCTTCGGCGCCGACGAACTGGTCGGGCCGAACGGCCGCACCGCCACGTCAAGCGTCATTCCGCAGGGCACGCCGGACCCGGCGATCGAATGGGACGAAGCAGTGATCACCGACATGCGCGGGTGGCCCGAGAGCGTGAGCACCGACGCGAACCGTCTGATCGCCTGCCGCATCCCGGCGGACCCCGCCGCCGTCATGTGGTCGGCGGTCGGCATCCACGATGACTTCGGGATCGACGCCACCCCGGACAGCGGCATTTACGAGCGCGTCCAGGGGCAGGTGAAGGTGGTCGAGGTCTTGGGCGGCCCGGACGAGTTCGTGATGACGGACCGGGGCATCTACTACATCCCGATCAGCGCCTCGTCGCCGCTGCGGCCGGGCTCGGTCGAGTTCCGCCCGATCGGCGCGCTGGGCGCGGCCCCCATCCGGCCGGCGGTCGCCACCGATGGCGTGGTGTTCGTCGACGCGGGCCTCACCGGGCTGTGGGCGATCCGGCAGACGGGGCAGACGACGCAGCCCTACCTGCTGCGCGAGATCGGCGAGAACCACCGCGACCTGATCACCGGGCCGGTGGCGCTGGCGATCAGCGCCGGGCGCCGCGGCGCGCCGGAGCGCTTCATCTACCTGGTGAACGAGGACGGGACCGTGGTGGCGGGCCGCTACAACGCAGCGGACGACTACGTGGGGTTTTTTCCATGGTCGGGCAGGCTGACGGCGCGGTGGGTGAGCGCCAACACGACGGGCGTGATCCTGACCAGCCGGCGGATCGTCGGCGCGGCGACGCGCTACTACGGCGAGGAATTGGACGAGGACACCTACAGCGACGCGGAAGTGTCGCCGCTCAACGTGCTGGCCGGGCTGGCGGCGGACAAGCCGGGCGGGCAGGGCGATCTGTGGATGTTCGCCGGCGACACGGTGCGGTTGCGGCTCGGCGCGCGCGACTGGGGCGACAGGTCGGTGGACGCGCTGGGCAATCTGGTGACGCTGGCGGATGACGATCTGACGGCGGACTACGTGGTCGGGCTGCCGTTCACCATGACGGTCGAGCCGTTCATCCCGAACGTGGCGGAAGGCGACTCACGCAAGCAGCGCCAGCGGCTGCGGCGTATCGCGCGGTCGACGTGGGTGATGGAGCGCAACACGGCGTTCGCGGTGAACGATCAGGGCCGGCCGGCGCACAACGAGCGTGACGACATGACGGTGGAGCCTCCGACGCGGATCGAAGGCCACCGCTTCAGGCATCTGGGGCGGTCGTTCGACCCGCGCGTGACGCTGACGCAAACGACGGTGGGGCGGGTGACGCTCATGGAGTTCAACTGCGAGGTCACGATCTGATGGGACCGCTCGCTGTCATCGGCATGGGCGCATCGGCCGCCGGCTCTGCGGTGGGCGCCTACGGCTCGGCGCAGGCCAGCATGGCTGAAAGCGAGCGCCATCTTCACTCGGCGCAGCGGGGCCTCATCCGCGCCGAACAGACGGAGACGCTGCTGCGGGAAGAGTTCGCGGACACGCTGGGCAACATCCGCGCGGTGCGCGGCGCGGCCGGAGTGGACGGATCGTCGCCGACCAGCCTCGCGCTGGAGAAGGAAGCGCGGCGGCGTGCCGAACGAGAAATCGACACCCGGTATGCGAACGAGATGGCGGACGCGCGGGAGGCCGCCGCCGCGAGCCGGGCGAAGAAGCGCGGCGCGTACATGACGCTCGCCGCCGGCGGGCTCGGTACGGCGGGCAAACTGTCCAGCGACTACGCCGCCGGCATGAAGAGCGGGCTGATCAAGTGAGGCGCGCATGGCCGAAGTGAACCTGGGGCCGCGCCGGTTCGTCCTCACGGAAGACCCGAAGCAGCGGATCACGCAGGCGGAGCGCGCCGCGCCGTGGGTGGCGCTGGGCAAGGGGCTGGAGCGGGCTGGCGAGGGGCTTGAGGACATCGCGGTCGCGCAGGCGAAGGAAGAGGGCGCCAAGTCCGTCAGCATGGACGCGGACGGCAATCCTGTTGCTGCGCCGCCCATGTCGGCGTTCTTCGGCCGCCGTGCGGCCGAGTACAACAAGCACGCGCAGATTGCCTACTTCGCGGAGGCGCAGCGCAAGTACGGCACGGTGCTGCTCGAAACGGCCAAGGAGAACGAGGGCAAGCCCGACGCCTTCCGCGCCGGCGCCAATGCGATACGCGACAAGACGCTGGCCGGGCTGCCGGCGCACATGGTCGAACCCGCGCGGCAGTGGTTCAGCGATCAGATCGAACAGCACTATCGCGGGCTGATGACGCGGCAGTTCAACCGGGATGTCGCGCGCAACAACGACAGCCTGGACGCGGCGCGTGTCCGGCTCGAACGTGAGATGTCGTCACTGGCGGCGTCCGGCGGAACCGGAACGCCGGAGTACGCGGCCAAGCGGGCGGAATATGCCGCGCTCGGGCGGCAAATCGTTGCGAACCCGCTGACCGGCATCTCGCAGGAGCGCTGGCAGGTCTGGGCGGATGCGCAGGAAGAGAAGGATATCGTGGGCGCCCTCGCGGTGACGGCGCAGAAATTTTTCGAGGAGAACGGCCGCGACCTGGCGGCGACTGACAAGTGGGTGCGCGAGCAGCTTGCCCGGCCGGAACTGCAGATCGACGCGCTGAAGCAGGCGCGGTACGCGAAGCAGATCGAAACCGTCGTCAGAGGCTCGGCGGCGGTCAGCGCGCAGGAGAAGAAGGAAGCCATCGAGGCGTCCGGCAAGGTGCGCGAGCGGATCGCGCAAGGCTGGAACATCGAGGCGGATGAAATCTATGAGAACGTCGCGAACCTGAAGCGCGTCGGCGCGCTTGGCGAGGCGGCGCGGCTGCAGCGCGAGTACGAGAACGGCCGCGACGCCCCGGCGCTGAAGGGCCGGGACACTCGTGCCGCGATCGGGGCGCTGACCGGGGGCGGCAACGTTACGCCGGAGCTTGGCGCGGCTATCGGCGCGGCGGCGCGGCAATACGGCGTCCCGGCGGCGTTCCTGTCGCGGCTGGCCGAAATCGAAAGCTCGGGCGGGCGCAATCTGGTCAACCCGAACTCTTCGGCGCGTGGGCCTTTCCAGTTCATGCCTGGCACCTGGGCGCAGTATGGCGCCGGCGGCGATCGCATGTCGGCCACGGACTCGGCAGCAGCGGCGGCGCGACTGACGCAGGCGAACGCGCGCGTGCTCCGCAATGCGCTAGGGCGCGAACCGACCTGGGGCGAACTCTACCTCGCGCACCAGCAGGGCGCCGGCGGCGCGAGCGCGCTGCTGACCAATCCCGGCATGCGGGCGGCCGATCTGGTTGGCGCTGATGCGGTGCGGCTGAACGGCGGGACCGCAGGGATGTCCGCTGGGGATTTCGCCTCGCTTTGGACGCGGAAATTCGGCGGCGGGTCTGGCCTCGGGCAGGCTGATGCGCCGTCGGTCGGGGTGCCAAACCCGGCGATGTGGCGCCAGCGACAGAAGCAGTTCGATGAAGGCACGAATGCCTACAACACCGAAGTGCTGAAGGCCGGCATCGGCAACGCCACGCAGGACGAATACGCGGAACTCGCGGAGCGCCTGCAATACGTGCGCGACGGCGATCTGCGCCGGCGGATCGAAGAGCACCTGACGCTCGCGCAGGCGATGGGCAAGTTCAAGGGCCTGCCCTGGGACGAGCAGCAGCGCGCCGTGGCGGAGATGGAAGCGGCGTTGGTGTCGGGCGAACTGGGGCCGCTGGGCCGCGAGGCGCTGAACGCCGCCAAGCCGCAGGCGGCCGCCGCGACCAAGCGGTTCGTCGAGCGCGCCACGCCGCTGGTCGACAACGCCGCCGCCGATCCGGTCACGGCTGCCGCGGCGATGCGCGCCGTGAAGAAGGCGGTCAAGCCCGACGAGGTGTCGAAGGTCCAGACGCGCTTCGATGCGCGCTTCCGGGCCATGCTGACGGACTTCGACACGTCGACCAAGGAAGGGCAGGCGACGCCGCAGGAGTTCGGCCGGCTCACCGTGCTCGCGCCCTATGTCGCCGACATCGATCTGCGGGAGAAGTTCCAGCGGCTGAGCACGGCGCGCGAGGCGAAGGCGGAGGTCGCGGGCTTTCCGCTCGCCGAACAGCAGCAGATCGCCGAAAGCCTGGACGTGGCGCTGCGCGGCGGCGCGGTGCCGGCGGCTCTCCGGCCGGCGAAGGAAGCGCTCGACAATCTGGTCAAGGGCAACACCGCAGCCTTCGTGAAGCAGGCGCTGCCGGTCGTCGACAACGCGGCGGCAAACCCAGTGCTGGCGGCGGCGATGGTCGCCAAGGCGAAGGAAATCAGCCCCGATGACACGAAGGAAGTCCAGACGCGCTACGACGCGCGGGTGCGGGCGATCGTCGCCGACATCGAAAACCCGAAGGCCGGCAAGCCGACGCAGAACGAACTGGTGACGCTGACGGTGCTTTCGCCGCAGATCGGCGACATCGACCTTGCCGAGAAGGTGCAGCGCATCCTCACAACGAACGTCGTCGTGGCGCAGCAAGCCGGGATGCCGGTCGCCGCGGCGCAGCAGGTCGGCGCCGAATTGCAGGTGCGCGCCGAGGCAGGCGAGGCATTCCCCATCCAGCGGGCGGTCACGGCCGCCTGGAACGCGCAGGCCGATGCGAAGGACAAGCTTCTCGCCGCCGACCCGGTGACATTCTGGCGGAACGAGCACTCCATGACGCCGGCGCCAGCGCCTCTCGACTTCGCCAATCCGGACGCGCTGAAGGCCGCGATGCTGGAGAGGCAGCACATCGCCAATCTGGCGCGCGCCGCGAACGAGGGCAGCGAAGTCGGCGGCCCGCTGAACGAACGCGAGGTCGCGGCGGTCGTGCAGCAAATCCGCACCGGCAACCCCACGGTGCTCGGCAACATCCTCGGCGGCTTGGCTGTGCTCGACAAACCGAACCGCGACGCGCTGTTCGCCGACAAGAAGCTGGTCGAGCCGCTGCTCGGCGCGGCAACCGGCGTAAACCCCACACGCGCGGCCGTTGCCGTGTCGTTCATGGAGCGCTGGCACCGCGCCGACCCGATCGGGTTCGACAAGGCGTTCGGCGCAAAGGGGCTCACGGCGGTGCAGGATTGGGAGTGGGAGAAGGACTACCTGTCGGAAGAGCAGCGCGCCAAGCGCCGCGAGGAGATGCTGTCGCTCTCGCCGCAGGCCGCCGCGGTGCGCAAGGAGCGCCTGAGCGAAGCCAAGACAAAGAGCGCCGCCATAGACGAGCGGGACATCCTGTACGGCCTGGGCAACACCTGGAACACGCCGGGGGCTCCGCCGACATGGGAGAACGCCGCGACCGCCGGCGCCACCAACGGCGCCATGGTGCAGGACTTCCGCCGGCTCTTCGCGGAGCGGTACGCGGTGACGGGCGACGAGGCGCGATCAAAGAAAGACGCGATCGAGCACATGCGCCGGGTGTGGGGGCCGTCCGCGGCGAACGGCGGGCGCATCATGAAGTTCCCGCCCGAACTGAAGGTCCCGAAGGTCGACGACAGCCACGACTTCCTGCGGCGCGATCTCGATCGTTTCGTCTATGGCGTGCTCGGTTCCGATCGGCAGGCGAGGATCGATGCGGCCGCCATGGGCGCGCCGGTCGCACCGCAGCGCCCTCGCGTGCCGGCAACGCCGGAAGAGGCGTCCCGCATGCGCCTGGAAGGGCTGCCGCCGGGCATCGATGCGACGAAGGGCATCACCCTCGTGGCGGATCGGGAAACGGAAACGGGCTGGGCCGCCGGGCGGCCGTCCTACCTCGTGGTGGTGTTCGACAACAATGGCATGGCCGTGCCGCTGCCCTACCGGTGGACGCCGGACGCCGACATGGCGAAGCTTGAAGCGAGCGCTCGGGCGGCCACGCTGCGCGATGCGCGCGGCGATGCCGAGATGCGGGCGCGGCGGTTCCGCCAGCAGTTGATCACGCCCGCACCGGTGCAGGGGACGATGCCGTGAGCTACACCGAAGGCGCGCTGCCGCCGCCGCGCGCCGCGCTGGGCAACGATCCCTTCGCGGAGCCGGACTTCACCAGGCCGCCCACGTGGCCGGAGACGGCCGCCGCGGCGTTCCGGCTGAACAACCCGGTCCTGTCGCTGATCGAGGCGCTGAAGTGGCAGCAGCAGCTTTCCGAGGAGCCAGGCTACGGCCCGAAGGACATCCTCGACCTGCTGAAGGGCACGGCGGACGAGAACAATCTGCGGGATTACGCCTTCGACCGGTCGCGCGGGGAGACGATTTACCGTTTGGCGCAACGGGAAAGCGAGAGGCGCAACGCCGAACTGCTGGCGGCATCAGGCGCCGCGGGGCTCGCGTGGGGCATGGCCGCTGGAGTGTTCTCACCCGAGGCGTTCCTGCCGGCCGGCGCGATGTATCGCGCGGCGCGCGGCGGCTACAGCGCGTCGCGCACGGCGCGGTCGTTCGCGGCCGGCGGCGCGGCACAGGCGGCGATCGCCGAAACGGTCCTGCAGAACACGCAGGAGCGGCGCGATTGGAATGACGGCCTCCTGTCGGTGTCATCGGCGGCGATCCTGGCCGGGCTGCTGGGCGCGGGCGCCGCGAAGTTCATGACGGCGGCGGAGCGCGTCGCCGCGACGCGGATGCTGGACGAAGCGCGCGGCATCGCGGCGCCCGCCGCAGCCGTCGACCCCGCCACCCTGCCGCTGGTGTTCAAGGGGCGCGATCAGGTGCGCCACATGCTCTGGCCGGAATACGCAGAGGAAATCGACCGGACAGGCACCTATCAGTTCAAGCCGAAGTTCGATGGCGGGCGGTACGACGCCGGTGGCGGGGACGCCGGCGGCGACGTGCTTTATCTCGACGCGGACGGCAAGTGGGTGTCCGGCACCATGTCGGGGCTCTCGCGTCTGGACAATCGCGTGGTCGCGGTCGACATCAACGCCAACAACATGCTGGTCGTCACCCCGGAAAACAGGGCCAGGACGCTTGAATATCTGGGCGTCAAGCTTGGTGAGGGCGAGGACAGATACACCGATCTGGTCGCGGCGGCGCGCGCCAAGGGACACGATTACGTTGCGATCGAGGGCTTCGACCGGCACGCGAGCGCGATAGAAGCGGAGTTGGCGAAGAAATACGGCGTCGGTGCGAAAGAGATCGGGACGCGCGATCTGGCGGCGCTGGGTGTCTCGGAAGCGGATCAACTGCGCTTGGCTGACGCGGTATCGGATTGGCAGGATCAATTGATCGCCATCGACCCGTCGGCTCCGAAGTTCGCCGGCGATCTGGGCCGGTTGCGCGACTACAAGCCCGACTGGCCCGGCGTGCGGTTCGCCGGCCGCGCGACGCCGATCGGGGCACCGGAGCCCGCGCGGCCGTCCGGCGCCCCTGCCGCCGTGGGCGCGGCGCCCACGGACACGCGCAACCTCGAACTGGAGGGCTTCGGGCTCGACAAGGTGCCGGGCCTCGGCTGGGCACTGTCCAAGACAGACCCGCTCATGCGCACGTTCTCGCAGAAGGCATCGATAACGGCACGCCGTGTCATGGCTGATCTGGCGGAGACGGCGTTGCGCTTCAAGGACAACGCGGAGGGCGTGCCTACGGCGCTCGGCGGGCCGCCCGTCGACCGGCAGGTGAAGATGATGCAGACGGCCGTGCGGCTCGGTGTCGGTGACGAGATGGAGAAGCAGTACTCGCTGTACCGCTTCGGCGCCGAAGACGTGAAGTTCGCGCGCGCCAAAGCAAACGTCGCCGATTGGCTTGGCGAGGGCGAAGACAAGCTGACGCCGGGCGAGTTCTCGGCGCGGGTCTACGACGCGCTGCACACCGGCGATGACGCGATCCCGCAGGTGAAGGCGGCCGCCGACTACATCAAGCGCGAGGTGTTCGACCCGATCGCCGAAATGGCGGCCAAGGCCAAGATGTTTGGCGAGCACGTCACGAAGGAAGACCTGCTCGAACACTTCGCGCCGATCGTCTACGACCGCGACGAAATCGCGCGGCGCCGCGGGGAGTTCGTCGACCGCACGGCTGGCTGGTATCTGTCGGAACAGGACCGGCAATCGGCACTCAAGGCGCGCATCAGCGAACTCACCGACCTGCTGACCAAGAACCGCGACCGCGCCGCGAAGATCGACGCCGTGCTCGATCGCCTCGCCGCGCGCGAGACGGGGCTGCGCGGCCGGCTCACCGAACGCGCCATGGAGGCCAAGCGGGCAACCAGGCGCAAAGGCGTGGTCGACGAGCGCGCGAAGCTGATCGCGGAGGAAATCGAAGACCTGCAGGCGACACTCGACGAACTGCGGTCGATCGCCAGCGACCCCGCGAGCCGCGAGCGCCTGGCGGACATGGAGAAGGAGCTTGCCGTACTGCGGCAGGCGGAGCGCCGGTCGCGCGTGTCTCCGACGGACCTGGATAAGGTCGAGGCGGACGTGCTGCGCTCCGAACGGGCGCAGGCCGATCGTGTGCTTGCGGACGAGACGACGCGCATCGCAGCCGAGATGGTGGCCGGCCGGCGGTCGATGGACCCGAAGGTGCCGAGGGCGCGCTCCTACTTCACGAAGTTCGGCATCAGGCCGGACAGCGTGGGCGCGGACGATCTGATCAACACGCTCGGCGCGGAGCGGGCACGGCGCTACTTCAAGGAGGACGGCGATACGCTGGACGATATCGGCGAACAACTGATGCAGGAGCTTGGGCCGGATCATGTCCGGTTCGATCCGGTCGACGGGACGCGCGTCCGGCCATCGATCGACGAAGTGGTCGGGATGATCGCGCAGGCGGACCGGGAGCCGTTCCCGCCGTGGTGGCGCGGCATGCTCCCGGACAAGGACCAGCGCTTGCTCGAAGCGGCGGAGCGGGCCGCTCTGCTCGACGACGCGATGCGGCGCGCCGGCATCAACGACACGAACATGGAAGCGGTGCGGCGGTTCATCGGCGGCGACAACACCGTCACGCCGCCGGCGACGCTCGCCGATCTGGATCGCGCGCTGGCGGAGATGGAGGCGGCCGGGCAGGCCGTCCCCGTGACCGTGAGGCTGGAAGGCGCCGAAACCCGCCTGGCGGTCGAAAAGGAGGGCGTCAAGGCGCTGCGCGACCAGATCGGCGCGACGCTGGAAAAGCGCCGGCGGGCAGAGGTGCGGGGCGGCAAGGCCGACGCGCGTGTCGACGAAGCGCGGATCGCCCTTCTCGCCAGCCGAAACCGGCTCGAAATTCTCCAGGACCAGATGCGCTTGATCGAACGCAAGCGCGATCTCGCCGTCGACATGAAGGGGATGCTCGACGATGCGCACGGCAGGTTCCGCGACCAGATCGAGGAACGGCTGCACGAGTGGAAGGGCGACGGCGCGAACGAGGCGCTGACCGCGATCCGGGCGCGGGAGAAGTATCGTGAGGCGAAGACCGCAGAGGGCAAGCCCCCCGAAGGCCGCCTCGAAGCGGCCGACGCCGCTGTGGATCGCGTGATCCGTCGCATCCTGGAAAGCGACAAGGCTGTGTCACCGCAAGAACTGCGCGCGCGGGCAGAACAGACGGCCGACCAAATCCTCGGCGGGCCGGCGGGGCGCCTGGGCTACGACTGGGCAGAAGGAGGGCCTGTCACCGGGCCACCGAAAAACGAGGTCAACCCGAACCCACGCGGTTCGTTCAACCGGCGGAACTTCAACCTGCCCTACGACCTGCGCAAGGACTTCCTCGTGCGCGACCTGGACCGGGTGATGGACGCCTACGTGCGCACCATCATCCCGGACCTGATGATCGCGCAGCGCTTCGGCGATGTGGAAATGAAGGCGGCCTTCCAGCGCATCCGGGACGACTTTACCGGCGCCCGGGACCAGGTGCGCGCGGACTTCCAGAAGAGGATCGACGCAGCCCCGGACGAGGCCGCCAAGGCCAAGCTGACGCACAAACTCGAAAAGGAGATGGCGAAGCTCCAGAACGCCAAGGACGGGGTGGAAGAGGACATCGCCGCGGTGCGCGACCGCATCCGGGGCGTCTACGCTGTGCCGACCACCCGGCTCGCGCGCAACCTCGCCCGCGCCGCCGCGGTGGTGAAAAGCTTCTCCGTATTCCAGTTCCTCGGCAATGTCGTGATGAACTCTGCGTCGGAACTGAGTTCCCCAACGATGCGCTACGGCTTTGAGAAGGTCATGGGCGACGGCTGGGCGCCACTCGCGCGCCGTTTGTCCGGCCTGGGCGACGAATGGAAGCACAACAAGACGCAGTTGCGGGCCTATGGCGTCGGCACCGAAATGGAACTGTCGATGCGCCACGACTCTCTGAACGATCTGAACCGGGCGCACATGGACGCCACGGCGGCGGAGCGCCTCTGGCACCGTGGGGCTGAGATTTCGCAGATCGTGAACGGCCAGACGCTCTTCACGGACATGAACAAGCGGATCATGGGCACGGTCGCGGCGGTCGACCTCTTGGAGCGCGCGCAGAAGGTCGCGGCAGGCAAGGCAGGCAAGGAGGACCTGGCCGTGTTGGCGGAGAACAGCATCGACCCGCACATGGCGCGGGCGATCTGGGCTGAGGTTGAGGCCGGCGGCGGCATGAAGCAGGGCGGCGTGTGGCTGCCGAACACCGCGGATTGGAAGAACGCCGCAGCGCGCCAAGCCTATGAGGCAGCGGTCGCGCGGGAAGCCGACATTGCCGTAACGACACCCGGCCAGGAAAAGCCGTTGTGGATGTCGTTGCCGGTGTTCGGGCTCGCCGGCCTGTTCAACAGCTTCACCGCCGGGGCTCACCACAGGATGCTGATCGCCAACCTCCAGCGCGCGGACTTCCACACGTTGGCCGGCATCACTGCGACCGTCGCCATGGGCACGGTGGCCTACGCGCTGAACCGCGTGATCCAGGGCAAGCCGATCGAAAGCGACCCGTCCGAACTGCTGAAAGAAGGCATCTCGCGCTCGGGCGTCCTGGGGTGGTTCGAGTACGCCAACAAGCAGGCGGCGAAGCTCTCGGGCGGCCGTGCGGACATCTATCGCCTGATCGGCGCGGAGAAGCCGCTGTCCCGCTACGAGTCGCAGAACGTGCTCGAAAGCCTGCTCGGGCCGGCG